GCGATGCGCTGGAAGATGGCAATGAGCATGCGCCGCACCGCCTTCCTGGCCCAATGAAGATCGCGAGCGTCTGATTCCATGGCCGCACTGTGCGTCAGCCCTGCCGAGAGAGCACGCAAGATGACTTCGACCATCTTGCAGCGGGTGCAACGCGACGCAACTCAGGCGGCCATCGCGGTGGCCATGGGCATCAGCGCGGCGACGATCAGCCGCTTCATCAGCGACCACCTGGAGAAGATGACGCTGATCCTGGCCCATGCCGGGCTGAAGATCGTGCCGATCGAGCGCGTGTGTGTCGACCCGCAGATGTACGAGGCGATGACGCGCATCGCTTCCAAGGCAATGGCCGACACCGAGACGGCGCAGCGGCTGGTGTGGGGTGACGAGTGACGTCGCTCGAATTTGCCCTGGCCTACGCCGCCATCGGCTGGCATGTGTTTCCGCTGCTGAAGGGCACCAAGCGGCCCAACGGCAAGCTGGCACCTCGCGGGCACCTGGACGCCACGCTGGACGTGGACAAGATCACCGGCTGGTGGACGGCAGAGCCCGAGGCCGGCATCGGCGTGGCCATGCAGGCCAGCGGTCTGGTGACCGTCGATGTGGACCCGCGCAACGGCGGGCACTTCGACATGGAGCGCCTGGAGGCCGAGCACGGCAAGCTGGAGTCCGATGTGCTGGCCTTCACCGGTGGTGGCGGCCTTCACCTGGTGTTCCTGGCGCCTTCAGACATCGGCCGGCTGCCGCGCAAGCTGGCCAAGGGCATCGACTTGAAGGCCGACGGCTACATTGCGGTCGAGCCGACTTTCGCGCCGCTGGCCGACCCGCCGCACCTGAAGCCTTACGCCTGGGAAGGCAGCAGCAACCCTCTGGAAGAGTGCGTGCCTTCGCCGTTGCCGGGCTGGATCCAGGATCTGAGCCGCGCTGCGCCTGCCAGCCCCAGTATTGCAGCCATTGCTGTACCTGGCCGGGCGCTTTCCGACGTCGATCTGGCCGACATCCGCAACGCGCTGGCCATGATCCCGGCTGCCGAGCGCGAGACCTGGGTGATTGTGGGCATGGCGCTGCACAAGGACGTGGGCGGCGCTCTGGGCTACGAGCTGTGGTGCGCCTGGTCGCAGACCTGCCCCGAGAAGTTCGACCCGCAGGACCAGTTGCGCGTGTGGCGCAGCTTCACGCGCAAGCCGATGGGCGAGGCCGTGCAGCTGGGCACGGTGTTCGACTTGGCTTACAAGCATGGTTTCCAGCGGCCGAAGCCGGCGCTGGCGCTGGTGTCGGCGCAGCCGGCGCCAGCAGGCCAGCCGGATCCGCGAGCGCTCAACACCACGCCGGAGATCGTATCGGGCCCCAGGGTGCAGCTGCAGGCCATGCCGGTGCAGGGGCTGAACGACCTGGCGCGCTGGGTGTACGACAGCACGCCGAACGCCCACGGGCTGCTGGCCCAGGCCACGGCGCTGGCGCTGGCCGCCACCTGCGCTGGGCGGCGCTACGTGAGCGAGTATGGCGACCCGGGAAGCTTGTACTTCGGGCTGCTCACGCCCACAGCCAGCCAGGCGCGGCCCATGCTCACCGCGGCCGAGACGGCGCTGATCGACTGCAACCTGCGCCGCCTGGTGCGCAGCCAGCGCATGGGCAGCGCGCAGCAGGTGTACAGCGCCTTTGTGCGCAGCAGCAGTGTGCTGTACGCGGCCGACGACTGGGGCGACCAGCTGGCCGCGGCCAAGCGCCAGCCCTCGGGCCTGCTGAGCATCGCCCACGGCGTGCTGGCCGGGCGGGTGCACGCGGCCAAGGACATCGCGCTGGACAACTGGGCCGAGATCGGGCTGACCAAGCGGCCCGAGAACATGCCCGCCAGCCACATGCCCACGCTGTACCGCCCAGCCCTCACGCTGATGGCGGCCATTGCCGAGCCCACGCTGCGCGCGGTGTTCAAGCGCGCCGAGTTCGGCCGCGGGGCACTGGACTGCATGCTGTTCGTGCCAGCGCTGCAGCTCGAGGACTGGGTGGACCGATCGGTGGCCGCGCAGGCGGCGCTGCCGGCCAACGTGGCGGCCCGGCTGCGCGAGCTGCGCGGCCTGCCCGCCGACGCGGCCGAGGCCAGCGAGCCGGAGATCGACAGCATCCTGATCCGGGCCACGCCCACGGTGGTGCGCTTCGCCTGCGACCTGGCCGCAGCAGAGCAGCGCTGGATCGAGCACGGCCGTAAGCTGCCAGCGTACCTGCGCCCGCTGAGCTGGGGCGCGCGCGCCACGATGCGCCGGCTGTGCGTGGCCATGGCCGCTTTCTGCGAGCCGGTTGCGCCGCTCGTGCGGCCGGAGATGCTGGCCTGGTGCGAGCGCCTGGTGCGCGAGTGCCTGGACATGACGCTGGCCGAAGTGCAGCTGCTGGGCGACGACGATGACCGGCCGGATGCGGCCAGCAAAGTCGTCGAGGCACTGGTGCGCGCCGGCCCGGAGGGCATGGCCCAGCGCGACTTGCCCAAGCTGATCTGGGCCTACAAGAAGCTGAGCAGCGAGGAGCGCCTCGAGGTGCTGGGCCGACTGTTGGCCGACGACGAGATCACCGACATCAACACGCCGCGCGGCAAGCGCTACTTCGCGCGGCAGTTCGTCATCGAGAAGCCGGACCCCGGGGTGGCCGCCACGAAATAGCGGTAGAGGTAGATGGGGTAGATGTACATCTTGCGGCTTTGGCCGCGACAGAACCGCTATCACCTATAGGAAAGAAAAACGTAATAAGCATCTACCTCTCACCGCTCTCCCGTAGCCCAGAAACCCGCGCCAATGCTTGCGAATTGCGGTAGAGAAGGGCTATCTACCACTGACAAACAGCTCTACCAATGACCTGAAGGACCACCGTGACACCCGAGACCCTGGACAAGAACCTGTGGGAAACCTCGTCAGCCCGCTTCAACGCCGCCGAACGGCTGGCCAGACAGAGCGCGCTGAGCCTGTACGCCAGCGCAGCCCTGAGCTTGGCCGCCACGATGCTGGGTGCGGCCACCATGCTCAAGCCCAGCCCGGGCCTGACGCTGGCGGCCATGCTGGCTTCGGCGCTGGCGCTGGCCTTCTCGCTGATCGAGGCCAGCGCCGCCCATGGCGTGAAGAGCGAGCGGCTGCATGCCAACGCACTGAAGCTGCGCGCGCTGATGCGCCAGGCGCCCGCCTTGCCGGAGGCCGACGCGCTGGCCCGCTACCACGAGGCGCTGGCCGAGTGCCCGGAGAACCACCTGCCCATGGACTGGCAGCTGGCCCTGGCCCGGCGTGATGCACCAGGCAGAGCCACGGAGTGGCGCTACGCCCTGGCCGCCTTTGGCTGGCGTGCTGCTCTGCTGGCCGCTGGCCTGCTGGGTGCGGTGGCTCCGCTGGCGGGGGTGTGAGCATGGGCATCAACCTCACCCCCGCCCAGCAGGCCGTGGCAGACCAAATGCTGGCGTTCTGCGCCGGCCAGACCGGGCACTCCATGGCCACGCTTTCAGGCTATGCCGGCGTGGGCAAGACCACGGTGGTTGCCCACGTGGTGGGCGCCCTGGCCGCCGACATGTTGAGCATCATCGTGCTGGCACCCACCCACAAGGCACTGGCGGTGCTGGCCGAAAAACTGGGCGCCGCAGGCGTGGAAACGGCCACCCTGCAGTCGGCGCTGGCGCTGAAGGTCAAGGACATGCCCGATGGACAGCAGCAGACCGAGGACACCGGCGAGCCGGGCAGTCTGCGCGACTTCAGCCTGGCCATCATCGACGAGGCCAGCATGTTGAGCGCTGGCATGTTCGCCACGGCGCTTTCCAAGCGCGGGCGCTGCAGGCTGCTTTTCGTGGGCGACCCAGCCCAGCTGCCACCTGTCGATCAGGAACCCGGAGCCCGCCGCACTGAGCAGGGCCCGGCCTTTTCGCCTGCCTTCGGCGAGCAGGTGCCGCTGCACTGGGCCTTGACCGAGGTGGTGCGCCAGGCGCAGGAGAACCCCATCATCCGCCTGGCCACCGCCGCCCGGCAGTGCATCCAGGCCGGCACTTCGTTCGACTTGCAGGTGATGAGCGATCAGCTGCACGACGGCGACCAGGATTTCCTGGCCATGCAGCCCGGCGGGGTGGTGGAGATCTCGCACCTGGTGGCCGACGCCATCGCCCACGGCCAGGACACGCGCGCCCTGGCGTTCGACAACGCCACGGTACAGGCCGTGAATGCCAACGTGCACGCGATGGTGTACCCAGGGCAGGGCGACTACCCCAAAGGCACGCTGCTGATGGCGCAGGACGGCTTCACGGCCGCGTTGCCGGGCACCGAAGGCCTGCTCAAGCGCACGAACGTGGCGGTGCGCAACTCAGCGCTGCTGACGGTGGTGAGTTGCATCGAGCAGCCACACCCCGACGAGCCGGCCCGAGCGGCCTACAAGCTCGAGCTCGAGGCCGAGGGCGGCGGCCGCCTGGTGTGCTGGGTGGCTATCGACCAGCGCCAGTGCCAGGCCGACATCAGCGAGTGCTTTTCCGAATACCGCCGGCTGAAGATGCGCGAGCAGATGGTGCACGGCAGCGAGCGCGAGGCTCTGCGCCGGCAAGCAAGTGAGGCATCGCGTGCCGGATGGGCTCTGAAGGCTCGCTTCGCACCGGTGCGCTACGCCTACGCCATGACGGTGCACAAGAGCCAGGGGAGCACCTTCGACGCGGTGGTGCTGGCTTGGGACAGCTTCCAGAAGAGCCGTGAGGTCCAGCTGCGCAACCGCCTGGCCTACGTGGCATTGACCCGCACGCGGCGGTTTGCGGTGGTGTGCGCGTGAATTTCATCTTGCCCTGGCCGCCCAGCACGCTGAATCCGAACGTGCGCAAGCACTGGCGCAAGCACGCCGCCGCGAAGAAGGCCTACAGGGCCGTCTGCGCCTGGACGGCAGCATCCCAGGGTGCCATGGCTATCCAGCCTGGCAAGCTCTCCCTGGTGCTTTGTTTCGTACCGCCCGACCGCCGTCGCCGCGACCTGGACAACTTGATCGCCAGCATGAAGGCTGGCCTCGACGGCCTGGCTGACGTGCTGCAGGTGGACGACCAGCACTTCACCTTGGCCGCCGAGCTGCTGGACGAGGTCGGCGGGTTCGTGCGGGTGGAGGTACGGCCGTGCCGCGCTTGACCGTCGACCAGTGGGCCGCCGCACGTATCAAGTGGGAGTCAGACCCGACCGTGACATTCGAGGCCGTCGGCCTGCTCATGGGCGTCAGCCGCGTCGCCGTCAGCAAACGCGCCAAATCTGATGGATGGGAGCGCATCACAGATCTGCGCACTCTGGCCCAGCTCGCGCACGCACGTTCTGATGCTCGGGAAGTTACGGCAAAAGTTGCGCCGGAACTTTCGTCCGCAACCATCAATGCGCGCGACGCGGCCGTGGATTTGCGTGCCGACATCATCGATCGCCACAAGGCCGACATGGCCAGGCACCGCGCATTGCACAGCGACGACAGGCAGGCAGAAGACCTGGAAGCATGCAAGCGTGCCAAGCTGAGCATCGAGGTGCTGGCGATTCGCCACAAGGTAGAGCGCGACGCCTACGGCCTGAACGAGTCGGCTACCCAGCAGGCCCCCGCAGAGCCGGAGTGGACGGTGCTCATCGGCCAGAAGGTCACCGTGGAGCATCCGTTGTGAAAAAGGCAGAGCTTCTCCATCCCGGCCAGGTGCGCGTGCTGCAGCACAGCCGGCGCTTCAACACCGTGGCATGCGGCCGCCGATGGGGCAAGACGACGCTTGGCTTGATGTTGGCTTGGTCTGGCCGCAAGACCGCGCTGCGCACTGGCTACGACGTCGCCTGGGTGGCCCCAAGCTACAAGCTGATGGACGAGGCCTGGCGCATGTCCAAGAAGCTCTACCGGCCATTCATCACCCGCACCGACGCGAACCTGCACCGCATGGAACTCTCCACGGGCGCAGCCATGGACTTCTGGACGCTGGAGGACGAGGACGCCGGCCGAGGCCGCAAGTACGGTCTGCTGATCGTCGACGAGGCCGCCATGGCGCGCCACTTGAAGGCCGCCTGGGACGCCGCGCTGTCGCCCACGCTGACCGACTACGTCGGCGGCGCGTGGTTCTTCAGCACGCCCAAGGGCCGCAATCACTTTTTCAAGCTCTCGCAGGAGTGTCAGCGCGACGCGGACTGGGCCCACCACCACGCTCCGAGTTCCGAGAACCCGCACCTGCCGCCCGCGGAGATCGAGCGCCAGCGCAGCAAGCTGCCGGAGCGCATCTTTGCGCAGGAGTACCTCGCTCAATTCCTGGAAGACGGCGGCGGCGTGTTCCGCAACGTCACTGCCGCGGTGGATACGCGCCTGCAGGATGGCCTGCTCAGCGCGATGGACCCCGGCGACGGCCGCGCCTTCGTCATCGGCATCGACTGGGGACGTCACGAGGACTTCACCGTCTTCACAGTGCTCGATGCGCGCGATCGCAGCGTGGTAGCCGTCGACCGCTTCACGCAGATCGAGTACGCGGTGCAGATCTCGCGGCTGCGCACGCTGCGCCGGCGTTTCCCGCACGCCGCCGTGGTGGCCGAGGCCAACAGCATCGGCGGCCCGCTGATTGAGCAGCTGCGCCGCGACGGCGTGCAGGTCACCGCTTTCCAGACCACGAACGCGAGCAAGGCGCAGATCATCGAGGCGCTGGCCGTGGCGTTTGAGCAGGGGACTATTCGCATTCCGCCGGTTCAGTGGCTGATTGACGAGCTGATGGCTTTTGACCAGGAGCGCACGCCCAGCGGCTTGATGCGCTACGGCGCGCCCAAGGGAGGCCACGACGACGGCGTGATGAGCCTGGCTATCGCCTGGCACGCTCAGAACGCCAGCCCCGGGCGCGTGGCGAGCGCAGGCCAGCGCTCCATGTTCACTTCCGCATTCGCAACATGACCATGAACTCCGAGCAGCTCGTTACCAGTGCGCAGCAGATCGTGGATGCGATTGGGTACGACGCCGCCATCACGCTGATCGCCCGACACGGCGGCCGCAGCGTGATCCTGCACGAGATCCCGGACGGCCGCGACCTGGTGGCGCAGGCCATCGGCCAGCTCACTGCCCAGCGCCTGGCCCAGTACCTCGGTGCCGGCCCGCTGGCGCTGCCGCGTTGCGCAGCCTGGCTTGTCGCTCGGCGCAATGAAGAGGTGGCGCTGCGCGCCGCCTCGGGCGAGACGCGCTCCGAGCTGGCCCAGCGCTTCGGCCTGACCGAGCGCCACATCTACTCCATCCTGGCCATGACCAGATCGAAGCAACAGAGCCCCCTGTAATTCTGAAACGAGGCATCACATGGCCAACCCCATCACAGCAGCATGGCAGCGACTCACGTCGCGCACCGTCAACCTGGTTTCGTTCTCCGCCCCAGGCGGCCTCACGCGCGAGCAGGCCACCATGGAGCGCATGTTCTCGCTCATGGCTTCCATGCCAGATCCTGACGAGGCTTTGCTCCGAGCGGGTATCCAGCGTCACCAGTTGCGCGCCGTGGAGATGGACGACGAGGTGACCGCCGCACTGGACACCCGGCGCGAGGCCGTCACCGGCACGCCCTGGCGGCTCGAAGGCGGCACGGCCCGTTGGCGAGCCGAGCTGCAGGCCGAGCTGCGCCCTCACATGGAGGCGCTGCTGCGCGGTACCTTTGCCGCCGTGCCCTACGGCTACTCGGTGATCGAGGTGGTCTACGTCAACCGACCAGAGGGCCGGGCCGGCATCGCCGGCCTAGCCGAGAAACCGCTGGAGTGGTTCATCCCTGCCGCTGACGGCGTGAACCTCAAGTGGCGCGATCCCCAGGCTTCCTTCGAAGGCATTCCAGTGGATCCGCGCAAGTTCCTGCTGACCGTGCGCTCAGGAACCGCCCGCAATCCCTACGGAGAAGCGCTGCTCAGCCGCGTGTATTGGCCCTGGTACTTCCGCCAGGCCGGCTGGATGCACTGGATGCGTTGGCTGGAGCGCTACGGCACGCCGATGCTGCTTGGCAAGACCGCCGGCGACCCGAAGGCGATGGCGCAGAACATGGCCGAGGCCCTGTCCGGCAGCGCCCTGGCAGTGGGCATCGGCGACGATGTGGCGGCCGTGCAGGTGCCCACTGGCACCGGCCACTTCGAGAACTTCGACGGCGTCATTTGCCGCCGCATTCAGAAGCTGATCCTCGGGCAGACGCTCACCACCGACGCCAGCTCGGGCGGCAGCTACTCGGCGGCCAAGGTCGCTGACGGCGTACGCAAGGACCGGCGAAATGCCGACCTCCGCCTGGTCACTGCCACCGTGCAGCGCCTGGTCGACGCGCTGTGGGCTTTCAACGGCCGCAGCGGGCCTGCGCCCACTTTTGTGATGGCCGACGACACTGGCTTGGAGAAGGAACGCGCAGACCGCGACGCCATTCTGGTCGACAAGGTGGGCGTGCGTCTGACCGAGCAGTACATCGCCGAGCGCTACGACCTCGAGCCGGGGGACTTCACCCTCGTTGACCCGAAGCCAGCGCCCGTCGCGCCGGCAGCGTCTGGAGATCCGGCGGCTGATCCCGCTTCGCCCACTGCCTTGTTTGCTGCTGATCCAGCGCAGTTCACTCCGGTGCAGCAGGGCATCGAGGATGGGCTCGAGGAGCTGAAGACCGTCGACCCGGTCTCGCCCGAGCTGGTGCGGGCCGCGGTGCTGGCCGCGCGCGACGAGGCCGATCTGCGCGAGCGCCTGGCCGCGCTGATTCCGCAGGCCGACCCGAGGTTCCAGCAGGCGCTGGAGCGGGCGAGCTTTGCGGCGGCGGTGCTGGGGTATGTGGCGGCGCAGGAGCGGCGGACGTGAGCCAGCTGGCGCGCTTCGACGCCCCCGGCAGCCCCGCCACCCCGCCGCGCCTGCCGTTCGACGTGCCATTCGCCGAGGCGATCGCCTGGGCTGAGGCCCGCCGCGCCATCCTCCCCGACGAGTTCTACGGCGCGCGGTTGCAGGCCGTTCGCGCCAGGTCGTTCAGCATCGCGGGCCTCGCCGCGCTCGACCAGCTGCAGGACGTGGCCGACAGCCTGGCCGCCGCTACTGCCGCAGGCCAGATCTTCCGGGAGTGGCAGAAGACCTTGCCGGCCGACGTCTTCGAGCTGGGCCCGGCCCGCCGCGAGCTCATCTTCCGCAACGCCGTGCAGACCCACTACGGCATCGGCCGCTCCATCCAGCAGCGGGAGAACTCAGCCAGCCGGCCCTACCTGATGTGGGACGCCATCAACGACAGCCGCACGCGGCCGGCGCACCGGGCGATGGATGGGCACATCGCGCCGATCGACGACCCGATCTGGAAGCGCTGGACGCCGCCGGCGGGGCATCGGTGCCGCTGCACCAGGATCAGCCTCACCGAATCTCAGGCCCGCGCGCGAGGCTACCCGAAGTTGGCGCCGCTGGCCGAGCCCGACAAGGGCTGGGAGGGTGATCCTACCGAGGGAAACGAGGACCTGGTGCGGATCATCCGGGAGCGGCAGGCGAGCTGCGCGACGAAGTTCGGGGCGAAGAAGACCCGGGCGCGTGGGTTGTGGTGCGATGATGGCCCGGCGCGATTGCTGATCGAAGATGGGATGGAAAAACAAGGCGGGCCGCGTCCGAACAGAACAGTTCTCGAAGAGGCGTCACGGCCAGATGGGCGCCATCATGGGCTGCTCGTGCAGGCGCGCTTTTACGGACAGAACCAGCTTCGGGCAGGGATCGCAAGCTTCACGCGGACAATTGATGTCCATCTCGGTTGGATCACCGATCCCTCCACGAAAGAAGGCGTCTCCGAGCTGAGCCCGACCGCAGTACAATATCTGGTCTCGAAGAAGTGGCCCGCCGACGTGGCGCGGCTGCGTGAGCAACGCGAGATTTTCGAGGTCGTTCTCCAGGAGAAACAGCGTGACGGCTCAAGTGGTTCTTGAAGAGGCGATGCGGGCGGCGATCGAGGCCGGCCGCGATGCTGCCGCGCGTTCGGTTGCTGGCGATGCGCGGGCCGCCGGAGAAGTCATGGCGTACTACAACGTGCTCGACGTGATGCGTGAGCAGGCGTCGCTTCTCGGGGTGGTGTTCCGCGAGCGCGACGTCGCTTCGTTCGACCCCGAAGAGCTTCTTGTGGCCTTGCGGCGTACACAAAGCCAGCCGGCCTGATCAGGCCACCCGCACGGGCAACAGCCCCGCCAGCACGTACCGGCTGCCGTCTGCTGCGTCGACCTGGGCTCGCAGCTTGTAGGTCACGCCAGCCAAGCCGCCGATCACGCGCTGGGTCACTTTGCTGCCGAGCGCCACTGCCGATCCGCTGAGCATCGAGCTCGGGCTGCCATCGGTGCCGCTCACGACGCTGATCGTCACTTGAGGCGCGCTCAAGGCTTGTGAGCCCACCACCTCCACGAAGTCGAAAGCCAGGGTGATGATTTCTCCCGGCTCCTTGGCGCTGAACCGCGCCGGATCGATGGTGTTCAGGGAAATGCTCATGCCGTCTGCAGAAGGGTGCGCGGTCGCGCGGTCAGTGTGAAGTCTCGGCTTGGTGCTGCAACCGTGAATGTCTTCACCCTACAGATGATCGTGTTTTCTTGCGTCTTGAATGCCATGTCGGCCTCTTGGGCAATCACCTTGGTTGCTGCGTAGAGCAGCCGATCAGCGGCCGCATCAGCCGGCGAATCTGTCGGATCGATCATTGGCTGTCACCCTGAAGTAGTTCAGGGTGACAAGGGTGATCAGATGCCCCAAATTCGCGGCCCATGTCGAGCGAAATGATCGAGATCCCAGCCGAAGGCCTGAGCTTTTCGGCTTTGGTGACCCTGGCCGCACCGGCTTCAAGCGGCCCGCGCCGCTTCTCCGGCGTGGCCTACGGCGGAGGGGTCATCACCGACCACCCGTACTGGGACGCCGTGGCATTCGACTTGGCCGGCTTGAAAGCCAGCGCCCCCATGCCGCTGCTGCTGCAGCACGATCAGGATCAGCCCATCGGAGTCGTCGACTCGGTCATCAACGACGGCACGCAGCTCGTGATCGCCGGCAGCCTGTTTACAGGCATCGAGCCGGCTGCCGACAAGTTGGCCGCCAAGGCCGACGCTGGCATGCCTTGGCAGATGAGCGTAGGCCTGTGGCCCGAAGCGATGGAAGAAATACAGGCTGGCGCCCTGATCAACGGCCGCCCAGTGACCTCAGCCACCAAGGTGATGCGCCGCGCCCGCGTTCGTGAAACCAGCTTCGTGGCGCTCGGTGCGGACAGCAGCACCAGTGCGATGGTTTTCAACCAGCAAAGCGGCGGCTGCCGCGTCCCATTTACCGCTTCAACCACTGGAGAGCCGAACATGTCCGATCCCAACGCCGACGACCTGGCAGCCGTCACCGCCCAGCGCGACGCCTTGCAGGCCCAATTCGACGCCTTGCAGGCCCAATTCTCCGCACGCCAGAAGGCCGAGCGCGAGGCCGCGGTCAAAGAACTGCTCGGGGAGGATTTCACCGCCGAGAAGGCCGCGCCCTACCTTGACATGACCGACGTGCAGTTCGCCGCCGTCAAAGCGCAGATGCTCACTTTCAGGGCGCGGCTGCCCCAGGGTTTCACCAGCGAGCAAGCGACCAACAGCGGCAGCAACGTGGTGACGCCGGAAGCTCTGAAAAAGTTCAAAGCCGACAACCCGGGAGCGACCTGGGACCAGGCCTTCGCAGCAGTGAAGGGTCACGGCTCGTTCACCGCCCCCGCCCACTTCTAACCGCCACGGAGACGCCATCATGATGGACCGCATCCTCATCAAGAACTACGACGCGGCCGCCGCGGTCACGGTGCGCCGCATCGTGCGCTTCGACTCCAGCAGCCCGAACCCCAGCGTCCAGCACGCCACGGCCGCGACCGATTCCTCGATCGGTGTCAGCACGATGAGCGGCGATTCGCAGCCCAGCGGCACGCCCGGCGTGATTGCAAGTGGCAACCGGGTCGACGTGATTCTGCTTGGAATCACCGAACTGGAAGCCGGCGCCGCCTTCTCGGCCGGCGCGCTGCTCACCGCAGACAGTACAGGCCGAGGCATCGTCGCTGCTCCCGCCGCGGGCGTCAACAACCGGGTGGTGGGCATCGCTCTGCAGCCCGCCTCGGCTGCTGGCGACATCGTGCAGATGTGCGTCAACCCGATCAGCCTCCAGGGCTGATGGCCCGACTTCACTTCAAGGAGAACACGTCATGGCCCAGGCCCCGTTTCCAGTCAATCCCGACCTGACCGCCGTCTCAGTTGCCTACAGCAACGAGATGATGATCGCCGACGCGGTGCTGCCGCGAGTGCCCGTCGGCAGACAAGACTTCAAGTACTTCAAGGCCAATTTGGTCGACCCGTTCACCGTGCCCGACACGCGGGTAGGCCGCAAGTCGCGTCCGAACATGGTCGAGACCGGCGGCACCGAGGTGACGGACAGCACCGAAGACTATGGCCTGGACGACGCCATTCCGCAGAGCGACTTGCAGAACGCCGATGCCCGCTGGAACCCGCGCGTTCGCGCCGTGACCTACATCAGCGACCTGTTGGCTCTTGACCGCGAGGTGCGCGTTGCCAACTTGCTGACCACGCTGAGCAACTACCCGTCCGCGCAGCGCTCCACGCTTTCTGGCACCAGCCAGTGGAGCGACTTCACCAACAGCAACCCGGTCGACGCCATCCTGTCGGCGATGGACCTGATGATCATGCGCCCGAACACGCTGGTGATGGGCCGCGCGGTGTTCACGAAGCTGATGCAGCACCCGAAAGTGGTGCAGTCGGTCAACATGACGGCGCAGAGCAATGGCGTCGTGCAGCGTCAGGCCATCGCCGCGCTGTTCGAGATCCCGAACATCGTCATCGGCGAGGGTTGGGTCAACACGGCCCGCAAGGGCCAGGCTGCGTCCTACAGCCGCGCGTGGGGCAAGCACTGCATGCTGCTGAACGTCGAATCGACCGGTGCGCGCACCTTCGGCTTCACGGCGCAATGGGGCCAGCGCATCGCGGGCAGCCGGTTCGATGCCGACATCGGCCTGCGCGGCGGCGAGATCGTGCGTGTGGGCGAGTCGGTGAAGGAAGTGGTGGCCGAGAACTCTCTCGGCTACTTCTTCCAGAACGCGGTGGCCTGACGCCATGGCCCGCAATCGCACCGAACCGCCGCCGGCGGAAGACACGCCGCCCGGCCCCAGCGGCTTTTTCGCGCTGAGCACGATCGTGCACGACGGCGTGCAGTACGTCGCTGGCGACGAGCTGCCGCTGATGGAGCCGGCGCAGCTCGAGGCCCTGCAAGCCGCAGGCTGCGTCTCGCAGGTCACGCCGGATGAAGACCACCATGCGCCGGACGGCGACTGCACACCGGCTTGAGCCGTGAGCGCACATGCCCTACGCCACCTCGGCCAACCTCACGGAGCGCTTCGGTACTGCTGAGATTCAGCAGCTCAGCGACCGCGAACTGCCGTCCGCGGGCGGCATTGTCGCCACTGTGGTGGATCGCGCCCTGGCCGATGCCGACGGCGTGATCAACCGCTACCTCGGCGCCCGCTTCGTGGTGCCGCTGGCGCTGCCGTACCCGCAAGACCTGGTGCGCGTGGCCTGCGACATTGCGCGGTACATGCTGCATGACCTGTCGGTGCCCGAGCAGGTGCGTCAGCACTACGAGGACTCGCTGACCTGGCTGCGCTTGGTAGGCGATGGCAAGCTGCCGCTGGTGGCCGACACCGGCGAGTCGATCCCCACCAAGGGCTCGGGCAGCTTCTCGCGCCTGGCTGTTTCCGGCTACCCGTCAGGTTCCACCTTTGGCGACAGCTTTGCATCCGCCTGGGCGCCATGAAGATCGAGATCAGCATGGACTCGGTTGCGGTGCAGCGCGCTTTGAATGCGCTCGGCCAGCGCGCACGCAACCTCAGCCCTGCCTTCCGGGAAATCGGCGCGGGCGTGGCCGATGAGGCTCGGCTCGGGTTCAAGGGCAGCCAAGACCCCTACGGCCGCGCTTGGCAGCCGCTCAAGTCTTCCACTCTGGCTGCGCGTCGCAAGGGCAAAGGCTCCGGCTCTGCCAAGCCGCTCCTCGACACTGGACGCCTGCGCAACAGCATCAGTTTCGAGTTGCTCGGCCAGTCAGGCGTCGTCATCGGGACCAACGTCAAGTACGGCACCATTCACCAGTTCGGCGGCATGGCCGGCCGAAGCCGCAAGGTGCCGATCCCGGCTCGTTCCTTCCTGGCTACCCGGGAGCGAGGCATTCCGCGCGAGTACGGAGAAATCATTCGCGACGCTCTGGCCCGGCACTTCGCGAAGGCGGTCGCATGATCGACGTGTCGTTCGCCGTGGCGGCCCGGCTGATCGCCCGCGTGAGCGAGCCCTTCGCGTTCATCGGCACGCTGGCCGACCTGGCCGCACTGGCCGACGTGCCGCGCAGCACGCCGTGCGCCTATGTGGTTCCGCTGGACGAGCAGGCTGCGCAGAGCGAGACCATCGGCAGCAGCGTGCAGTTGCACGAGGCCAGCATCGGCGTGCTCATTGTCGCCAGGCATGCAGGAGACGCCAGCGGCGCACGCGGCAGTGCCGTGCTGCACGACCTGCGCCAGGCCGTGCACGGCGCGATCGTCGGCTGGTCTCCGCCCGAGTGCCACTCTCGCCTGGCTTTCACCCGCGGCAGCCTCGACGACACCCTGCCAGGCGGCACCGTGATCTGGCGCGACGAGTTCGTCGTCAGCCGACTGGTGCAACGTCCCGCCCCTCTGAACTGATCCCACCCCGGAGCAAACCACCATGGCTATTCAATCCGCCTTTGGCCTGCAGTTGGCCTATCGCCGCGAGACCGGCAGTATCGGCACGCTGGCGCCGAACGACGCCACGGCCAAAGTAGTGCCCTACGTCGGCCATACGCTGACCCTGAGCAAGAACACCATTGCCAGCCAGGAAATCCGCGGCGATTTTCAGCGCGCCACCATGCGTCACGGGAACCGCACGCTCGGCGGCGAACTGCAACTTCAGTTGCAGACCGGCACCTATAACGAGCTGATGGCAAGCGCTCTGCGGCGCGAATTCACCGCCGTCCCGACACTCAGCGCGCTGACCAACGTCATCGCCGCCGCGCTCTCCGTGGGCGGCACATTCACCCGCGCTGCAGGCTCTTGGATCACGGACGGCCTGTGCGTCGGCTTGTGCATCCGCATGACCGGTTGGACGACCACCGCCGCTGGCAACAACGCGCGCAACTACACCATCATCGCCCTTACCGCCACAGTCATGACGGTGGCCGAGACGGTGGTAGCCAAAGCCGCGGGCGACTCGGTCGTGGTTGCCATTCCCGGCCGCGTGACCTTCATGCCGGCGACCGGCCACACGCAGACGAGCTACTCCATTGAGGAGTGGAAGCCCGACGTACCGCGCAGCCATCGTCATGTCGGCATGCGCGTCAACACCATGGCGATCGCCCTGTCTCCGAACGACCGAGCCACGCTGAATTTCGGCATGATCGGCCGAGACACGCAGGTGGCCGCGGGCCGCTACTTCACTTCGGCCGTCACCCCGGCCGCTGCCGTCATGCAGGTAGGACACCAGGGTCTGCTGGTGGTGGGCGGCCAGGCCCTGGGCACGGTGACGGCGCTCAGCATCAACGTCACCAACAACATGGAAGCCGGCGTTGTCGTGGGCGCCAACATCGCGCCCGATATTTTCCACGGCGCCATGGAGGTGACCGGCAGCTTCTCGATCTATGAGGCCGACGCCACGCTGTACGACGTGTTCGACCTTGAGAGCGAAATCAACCTGATCGCGCGCGTGGTCGACGACACCAGCGCGAACAGCGGCTTCCTGCAGATCTGCCTGCCGCGCATCAAGCTCGCCGGCGGCAGCTTCAGCACCGCCAACCAAAGCCGCGTGCAGAGCTTCGACTTCACGGCGATGTTGAGTTCCGGCGCTTCTGGCAACCAAGCGACCACCATGTTGCTGCAGGACTCCAGCCTGCCGTAACGCCACCGAGCACCGACCGGGCGCGGTTCGGGCTTCTTGCAGTTGCCCGGCTGCGCTCGGCACGGGCATTTCAAAGCAACTGCAAAAGCCATCATGAACCGACAAAACACGCCCAAGACTCACGCGGCCAGCGAAAGCGGCTACACCTTCGAGCCCACCTACCCTGACGGCACCGGCATTGGCGCCACGATCACGGTGCGCGGACCCGACAGCGACAAGGTCCGCAGCATGCTGCGCCAGCAGATATCGATCATCAACGCCCGCGAGCAGACGGCCAAGAAGCGCGGTCGGGAGGTCGATCCGCAAAGCCTCGACGAGCTGGAAGCCCAGGTCATCGACCTGGCCGTGGCCTACACGATCACGTGGTCTGGCTTCAAAGACGGCGACAAGGTGATCGAGCCCACCGAGGCCAACTTCCGGTCGATCTACGCGGACTATTCCTGGATCCGCCGCCAGGTCATCGATGAGGCCCAAGACCTGGGAAACTTCGTTCGGCCGCCGTCAGCGAGCTCCTCGCCCACGCAGCAGCCGAGTTCCACCTCGACCTGACGCAGGAGGGCGGATGCTCGCTGCGGGAGCACCTCACCAGCGTTCAGGCCGTTCTCGGCGAGCCTGTGGAGGGCCTCGCCACGCCGGCGGCGCCGGCTGGGTTGCTTTACCTGCTGCACAGCTTTCACGAGCTGGGAAGCGCCCGCCAGGCAGGCTTCGGTTCGCCGTGCGCCATCGGCTGGAGCGAGATGCAAGCCTGGTCACGCCTGACCGGCACGCCTCTGGCGGCATGGGAGGTGCGGGTGCTGCGGCTGCTGGATGCCGCGTGGATCAGCGCGTGGGGGCAGGGGCAGAAGAAAAACAACTGATGCGCTATCAGCGCTTCCAGCCGGCCAGCCACTCCAGGGTGCGGCCCATCAAGCCGAGCAGCTCGAGCACGGCCACCAGCACCGTGACCGCCAGTGCAGCCAAGGCAAACATGCCGAGCAGCCCAGTCGCCCTGGGATCGCCGTGCGAAGCCGGCGCCATGAAGAACATCGCCAGGACCAGGCCAAGGAACACGACGAGGCAGCGGACTGTCAGCTTCATGATCGACAGGGTAGCACCATGACCTTCGACGTTGGCATCAAGATCTCCGCGCAGGGCGGCGAGCAAGCCAGGCGCGAGCTGTCAGGCGTTGAGCAAAAGCTCGACAGCATGTCCGGCGCACTGCAGCGCGTCGGAACCTATGGCGCTGCGTTGCTGGTCGTGCTGCCGATGCTGAAACAGCTTGCGTCGCAGTTCATCCAGACCGCCGACTCGGTGACCATGCTGCGCAATCAGTTGAACCTCGCCAGCGGCAGCTCTCAAGCCGCCAGCAAGGCATACAACGAGCTGTTCCAGATCGCACAGAGATCGCGGGTCGGATTCACCGAGCTGGGCAGCACGTACGCCACCGTTGCCCGGGCGGGTGCCGATCTGGGCATCTCTCAGCGCCGGCTGCTGGGAGTGACGCAAGCCATCGGAAACGCGATGACCATCAGCGGTGGCAGCGCATCAAGCATGCAAGCCGCTCTGGTGCAGCTTTCTCAGGGTCTGGGCAGCGGCACGCTTCGCGGCGAAGAACTGAACTCGGTCATGGAGCAGACACCACGGCTGGCAAAGGCGATGGCCGACGGGCTGGGCATTCCGCTGGGGCAACTTCGCAAGCTCGGCGAGCAGGGCGAATTGACCGCAGAGCAAGTGATCGCGGCGCTTGAAAGTCAAAGCACGAAGCTGGCGGCTGAAGTCGGCAGCTCGATCATGACCGTCAGCCAGGGCATGACGGTGCTGAGCAACAGCATGACCGACTTCATCGGCCAGGCAGACGCTGCGGCTGGCGCCACTTCGGCGCTGGCAAGCATCTTGGTGGACGTAGGCCGCGCCATTGAATGGATCGTCAAGGAAACGCCAACTCTTGAGGCACTGCGTATCGTCGGTGAAGCCGTGCGGCTGGTGTGGAGTGACATCGTCTTCGTCTTTGCCGGCGTCGGCCGGGAGATCGGCGGCATCGCTGCGCAAACCGCAGCCGTCCTCAAGGGTGACTTCTCGGGGTCAGCAGCGATCCGCGAGGCCATGATCGAAGACGCCAAGGCCGCGCGCAAGGCGCTTGACGAGTATCAGAAAAACGTCGTTACCCGCCCTCAAGCTCAAGGCGACAGCGACAGCGAGGCGGAGAACGCTCGACTGCAACGCGGAACGACGGAGTACAGGGCGCGCCAGAAGGCTGTTTCTGATCTGGCCCGAATCAAGCAAGAGCTTGCTGGCGTCGACAAGGACTACATCAAGACCGTGCAGCGCCTGGCCGAGTTGCGCAACGCGGACGTGATCTCCACGACCGAGTACGTCAGCCTTCTCAAGCAGGCCGCAGCCGCCACAAAAGATGGCCGCGCCGCTGCGCAGCAAACGCTTAAAGACCAGCGGGACTTAGCCGAGGCGGCAAAGAAGAACGCCGAATGGCGCGACCAGCAGTACGCTGAACAGGCCAAGCTGCGCCTTGAAGCGATCGAAGACGCCGAGAAGTATGCGCAAGCGCAGATGGATACGTACAACCAGGATGCGCTGACCGCCGAGAAGCAAGCTCAGACCCTGGAAGAAGAACTGGCCCTCTATGGCAAGCTGCAAAGCGAGATCGCTGCCGTCACCCTGGAAAAGCTCAAGGCCAGACAGGCGGGTCTGGACCCGGAGGACAACAATCGCAAGACGCTTGAGCGCCAGATCGAGGCCCAGCGCCGCGTCGTGTCAGCGCTGCAGCAGCGCGAGGGCCGCGAGGCAAGCGAAGCCGCTGCCAAGGCCGCGATGGAAGACTGGAAGCGCGCATCGCAGGATATGGAGCGCAGCATCACCGACGCCCTGATGCGCGCTTTCGAAGCAGGCAAGGGGTTTGCGGAGTCGCTCAAGGACACCGTGGTCAACATGTTCAAGACCTTGGTGTTGCGCCCCATCGTCCAGGCCATCGTGCAGCCCATCTCAGGCGCGGCACTCAGCTTTTTGGGCATGCCCGGCGCGGCAAGGGCATCGTCCGGTGCAAGCGGTCTGTCCAGCCTAAGCGGCGCGGGCTCAATGCTCGGCGGCTTGTCGGGCTTCTTCAGCGCAGGCTCTACTGCCGGTATGGCGAGCTTTGGCAACGCAGCCGCCGCTCTGCAGGGCTCGGGCCAGCTACTGGCCGGCGGACAGATTGGCTCGGGACTGTCGCTCGGGGCCGGGTCCATCGCCGGGGCTCTGGGGCCCGCCATGCTCGGCATCGGAGTTGGCAAGACCATCAGCGGCCAATACTCAGCCATCGGCGGCAGCGGCAACACCGCCATCGGCGCTGGCACGGCTATCGGTGCCATCTTCGGCGGACCCATCGGTGCGGGCATCGGCGCGGCCATCGGCGGCGTCGTAAACCGGGCCTTTGGCCGCGGCCCAAAGAAAGTGACCGAGCGCGGAATCACAGGCTCGTTCGAAGGTGGCGATTTCACCGGCCAGGCGTATGAAAACTGGAAACGAAAGGGCGGCTGGCTCAGGAGCACCAAGCGCGGCACCGATTACGACCCAATCAGCGAAGCTCAGCAGGACGCTCTGAACAGCGGCGGTCAGGCCATGCTGGCAACCGTGCAGGAGTACGCCAAAGCGCTGAACTTGCCCGCCGAGTACATGAGCAAGGTGACCGCGAAATTCAAGGTCAAGCTCACCGGTGACGCAGCCAAGGATCAGGTCGCCATCTCCGAGGCGCTCGACGGCTACGGAAACGCGCTCAGCGATTTCTTGAAGCTTCGCCTGCAGCCCTTGGCCAAGGCCGGCGAGAAGACGCTCGATACTCTGCAGCGCCTGGCCGGCCTGCAGAACTTCAGCAAGTCCATGAACGAGCTGGGCGGCGTGTTCGCCAAGGTGGCTCGCCTGAGCTTCAGCGCGCGCGAGGAGCTGATCGGCCTGGCCGGCGGTCTCGACCAGCTCGTGTCGAAGTCGCTGCAGTTCGTGCAGGATTACTACAGCCGCGACGAGATCGCCGGCATGAAGGCGGGCGAGATTCAGGGCGCCTTGCGCGGCTTGGGCATCACGCAAGACGTGAACTCCCGCGCCGACTTCCGCAGCCTGGTCGATTCGACCGACGTGTCCACGCCTGGGGGGCGCCAGCAGCTCAACGCGCTGCTGGATCTTTCGCAGTCGTTCACCGCGGTGGCCGACTATCTGCAGGAAACCGGGCTGAGCCTGTCGCAGGCCTCTGCCAACGCTCCCCGTGGCGGTGTGCTCGCGCCGGCCTTCAGCGCGCAGGACAGCACGACGCAGCAGGTCACCGCGGTCAACGGCGTTCGCGCGGCTGTGGAAGCAGTGCGCGCGGCGATCCTGGATCAGACGCGCGCACTTGCCAGCGGTGCCAGAGTGACCGTTGCGCCAGCGCAAGAAACGCGTCTTGTGACCAGTCCGTACAGCGGCAACCGGATGACCGTCCGAGGATGACCGTCCGATGAAAACCCTCAGCGGCGCTCTCAGCTCAGCACTCGGTGCGCCGGTGCAGCAGCCAGCCGTCTTGATCGAAGCGGGCTTCTCTGTCACTCAACGCTGGTCGAGCTACGCCCAGGTCGACTGGAGCGGTTTCACGTGGATGCAGCAGGCGATTCAGCTCGAACGCCTGCAGGTAGACGCCTTGCGCGTGACCGGATCCATCGTCATCAACAACCTCGACGACAGCATTGGCGCGCTGGTGCTGGCTCAGAGAGTCACCGACAAGATCATTCGCATCTGGGGCTACGACGCTGCGGCCACCGCGATCGGCGACGTGGTGTGGCTGTGCGATGCCGTGGGCGCCGCAGCCGAAGTAACTGCAGAAGAGGTGAGGATCGACTTGCGGCATCCGTCGGAGTTCGTCACCGGCCCGCGCACCTACATCGGCCCTGGCGCTGGCTTCGGGTCGATGCTTCCGCCCGGCGCCGTAATGCGGATCAACGGCATTGACTACCGGCTTGAGCGAAGGTCCTGACCAGCCATGCTGTACCCCACCGACTTGCCCATCATCGCCGAGCAGTCGCGCAAGCTGCCGCGCTCTGGTCTCATGCCTGTGAGGGCCAGCAACGGCGCTCTCAAGACGCGTTCCATGTACCCGATAGACAAACACGACTTCGAGATCGTGCATTGGCTCAGCGCCTCGGAGCTTGAGACGCTCAGAGAGTTCTACAACGAAAACCGCACCGACAACGTCACGTTCATCTGGCCGGCCGACGGCTACAACTACTTGTACACATGCCGCTTCGCTGACCGGCCGGAAGAAGACTGGCGCCCGGGCTACGTGATCGTGCGCGTGAGCCTGATGGAGGTGTAGCCGTGCCGCTGCTGTTCTCGGGCCTCACCATCCCGCCGGCTGGCGCTCTGAACACTGTTGGGTCGGATGCTGCGCAGCGCCAGATCGCGGCTGCCGGTGCACGCTCGGCCGTGCCCGTGGTGTACGGCGAAGACCGCCTGGGCGGGCTCATCCTCAATGTGCTGCCTGCCGCCGCCAACTCGCCCACGCTGCTGGTGCAGGTGCTGTGGGGCTTTGCACTTCATGCCGTCAACGACGTACGGCTCAACGATGCCACGCTGCCGGCAGGCTCCACCGTCACGACTTACCTCGGATCGCAGTCAACAGTCGATTCGTCGCTTTCTGCCGCGTTTTCTGCCCAAAGCATCGTTTACACAGACACCTTGCAGGGCTACGCATACAGCGTGATAGCCATGCCGACACGCGCTTTCGAAGGCTCGCTGGCGATCACGGGGCGAGTGCAAGGCCGCAAGCTGTACGACCCGCGTCAGGACAGCACGGCAGGAGGCAGCGGCGCCCAGCGCCTTGCCACACCCAGCACCTGGGTCTGGAGCGACAACCCTGCTTTGGCCTTGGCCGACTGGGTGAGCAACACGACCTACGGCTGCGCCACCGGCATCGATTGGACCAGCCTGCCTGCCGCGGCCAACCATTGCGACGCGCTGGTCGGCAGCCCGAGCGAAAAACGCAGGGTCATCGGCATGGCGTTGGTCAGCCCTTCAAGCGTTGGCGACGTGGCAGATTCGCTGCGCGCCCATGCTGGCTGCTGGCTGCTGCCTGGATCGGCCGGCGTGCGTCTGCTGCCGGATCAAGACGCGGCCTCATCTGCCAGCTACCTGCACACCAGCGGCGACATCGCCAGCCTCGAGCCGCTGGTCATTCGCGACAGCAGCTCCGCACCCACGGTGGTGGAAATCCTCTACACCGACATCAGCAAGGTGCCTTACCGGGAAAACAGCGTCACCGCTTCGCTGGCCGGCGCCGGCACCTCAAGGCCCTATCGGCTCAGCCAGGTGCGCATGCCGGGGGTGCAGCGCTACAGCCAGGCCAACCGCGAGGCGATCGAGCGCTTGAACAAGCTCACGCTGGGCAACCTGAGCACGGCGCTCGAAGTGTTCGACATCGGCATCCGCCACGAGGTTGGCGACATCGTCACCGTCTCTCACCCGGTGGGGCTGTCGAGCGCCTTGTTCCGCGTGGCCGAGCCGCCCGAGCTGGTCGGGCCAGGCCGCTGGCGTCTTCCGCTGGTCGAGCATGATGCAGCGGTGTACTCGTCTGCCGTCGTCGTCGGCAACACGTCGCCAGACGCCAGCCTAGTCAGCACCGCCGGGCCACCAAGCGCACCGACCGGCGTCGTGGCCGTGGCCGAGCCATTCGGTATTCGCGTGCGCTGCAATCAGAACCCCGAGTCCGATGTGCAGCGATACGAGTACCGCACCGGCTTGGTGTGGGGCACAGCCACTGTCCTGGAGCCCAATGGCGGCACCAGCTACCTTTGGCAAGTGCAGGATCAGGGCACCTACACGCTGTGGGTTGCCGCGATCGACACGCAGGGCAACTACAGCACGCCAGTCAGCGCTTCGGCCGCTATCGGCGGCGGCACGGTGAGTTCACTGTCATCGGCATTTCGCGGACCCAACCTGGAACTGACATGGTCTGCGACAGCCGCCTCGTTCGCGATTGCAGGCTACGAGGTGCGCTTCGGTACCACCTGGGCCGGCGGCACCGTGAGCCAGTTTGTCCAGTCGAACCTGTACCTTGAGCGGGTGAGCTGGGGCGGATCCAGAACCTACTGGGTGGCCGCTGTCGACGTGCGCGGAAACTACGGAACGCCTGTGAGCTTGAGCGTCGGCATCACTGCACCGGCAGCCGTAGGCGGCCGGCGCTCCGAGGTCGTGGACAACAACGCGCTGCTGTACTGGACCGCGCCTGTGACCGGCACGCTTCCCGTGGACAGATACGAGGTACGCAAAGGCGCTACATGGGACGGTGGTGCGGTCGTCGGAAGCAATGGCAACAGCACTTTCGCTTCGGTGTTCGAGCTGTCCAGCGGCACCTACAACTACTGGGTTGCCGCCTTTGACACTGCCGGGAACATCGGCACGCAGACGGCCATCACGGCCACGATCAATCAGCCGCCCGACTACGTGCTGCGAGTCAGTATCGACAGCACGTTCACAGGCACGAAAACGAACATGTACTTGGAAAACGGAGACCTGATTGGCCCCGTCAACACGTCGCAAAGCTGGAACACCCACTACACGGACAACTCCTGGGCAACACCCGGAGACCAGGTCGCGGCTGGTGCGCCCATCTACGCGCAGCCTGCGTCATCTCCAGGCAGCTACGACGAGAGCTTCGACTACGGCAGCATCCTGGGCAGCACCAACGTCACGGCCACGCTTTCAAGCGTCGTGCTGGCCGGCGCCGTCACCGTGAGCTGTCAGATCAGCTACAAGCGCATCCTGCAGCTCACCGGCACGACCGGATGGACCAACGCCTCGGCGACGGTGACCGGCGTCGGCACCGCTTTCCTCACCGAGGTGAGGGTCGGCGACGTGATCGTGGCGCCGAACGCAGCGTCTGTGACGGTCCAGTCGATCACCAACAACACCACGCTGGTACTCACCGCCACCTACGGCGGCACGACCGTCTCGGGTCAGACGACGACCTATCCGTGGGTTGCCGCAGCAGCCGGCACCAACGTCTTCATCACCAACTTCCGCTACGTCCGCGTTGTGTGGACTTTCACCTGCAGCGGAATCAACAACCTCATCAAAGTGAGCACATTCAATCTGCGCCTGGCAAACAAGCTGCGCACCGACAGCGGCAGCTTCGTGATCACCAATGCGTCGACCGGAGTAGTGGTGCCGTTCGGCGTTTCTTTCATCGATGCCGAGACGCCCATCGTGCAGCCGAACGGCGCCACGCCGCTGGTGCCCGTGGTCGAGTTCATCGACACGCCTTACCCGACACAGTTCACCGTGTCGCTTTTCAACCAAGCAGGATCTCGTGTTACGGGCTCGGGCTCCTGGACTTGCCGAGGGTTCTAGACCATGGCATTCGATTCAACCAAGCCGGCCACCACCGACAACTACAGCACAACTTTCGTGCCCAATATCCAGGGCAACGTGACCGCTGTAGCTCGATGGCTCGACAGCTCGAACGAAACGATCACTGGCACGCCTCCCACGTTCGCGAAACGCTACAACCGCACGAGTGCCATCGTGCAGGAATGGAACGGCAGCGCATGGGGAACCCTGCCGATGAACATCGTCGGTGGTGCTGCGGGTCAAATCCCGTACCAGACCGCAGCCAACGCAACCGCGTTCTTGGCAGCCGGCACGACAAGCCAAGTGCTCATCGGCGGTGCGAGTGCGCCTGCCTGGACCAACACGCCGTCGCTGGTCGGCACCAACTTCAGTGGCACCGCAACAGCCCTGACCAGCGGTGCAACCAATGGGCTCACGGCCACGGCCACCGCAGCCAGCTACACATGGTCTGGCGTACAGAACTTCCAAGGCGCTGGCGCAGTCACCGCCGCCGGCCAGTCGGGCACGCTGTGCGCCTACTCGATCTCAGGCGCAGCAGCGGTGATGAGCTTTCACCGCTCCTCCAACTACGCCATCAACATGGGCCTGGACACGGACAACGTGTTCCGCATCGGCGGCTGGTCGGATGGTGCGCAGTCCCGCTGGACCGTTGATGGCGCTGGGAACTTCGTGGCTCGTGGCGATGTCACCGCCTTCTCCGACATCAGGGTGAAGAAGGACATCGAGGTCATCCCTGACGCGCTGGCCAAAGTGAGCGCCCTGCGTGGTGTCACTTTCATGCGAACCGACCACGGCAACGACGGCAAGCGCCACGCCGGCGTCATTGCACAGGAGGTTGAGGCCGTGCTTCCAGAAGCCGTGCGTGACGGAGACGACGGCATCAAGACCGTGGCTTACGGGAACATGGTCGGTTTGCTGATCGAAGCGGTGAAAGAACTGAGCGCCCGCGTGGCATATCTCGAAGCGCGCGAGTAGTCCATGGCTCTGATCCCGAACACCGTCGTTGCTCTCTCGGCCATCCAGACCGAGTTCGGCGGAGCCAACCCCATCAGCATGTCAGAGTACTACCGTGGAGGAGCAAACGTGCCATCGGGGCAGGCCACCTCGTCCACCGACGGCAACCCCATCGCCACGTCAGGGCCAATTCGCATCGGCATGTTCCGCAACCTGACCGAGCGACCCTCAGTCCAATTCACCTTCAGCAGCAACACCGCCAATGCGGCGATCAACGTCGCCACCGCAGCCGCGCAGTCGGCGCAGTCGAGAACCGGCACCTACTCGGCTGGCACGACCGACATCACCATCACGATCAACTCTGGCGTCTACGTTTACTCGACCACGG